AACTTTTCTACCGAACCTAACAGCAAGTTCTCCTGTATGCGTAGTCTGCATAATTTTTCTACTCGGATCCCTTCCCATAATCCAAGCTGGAAAATATGTAGAAGCAAATTCAGACTTTGTGTGTCTTGGTGGCATATTTACAATCAATCTTTTGATTGTGCCATTAGCAATACCTTCTAGTTTTTCAGCAAAGATTTTATGATGACGACCACAAATAAATCCATCCCACATGTGGTCTATAAATTCTAAAAAATTCGTTTTGCAGATTTCTTGTTTTTTAAGTAAGTCTAATCTTTCTCGTAAAGCTAAGGCTTCTTTTATCTCCGCATCTGATAAGTGATTGAAACTCATAAACTTTGTATAGCATTTACTATTCCACCTTTTCTATAAGTAGGTAGTCCACTTTTCTTGAATAATTCTCTTAGTTTGTCATCAATTTTTACAAAAGTACCTGTATGTGCAAACTCCTTATTAGCGTTATAGCCGTTATTTTCCAATATTTCCTCAATAGCTTGTGGAGCTTTTTTAACTTGAAAAACATATTCTCTTGGATTTAACCCCTCTTGTTTAAATATTTTTTGTAAAATTTTTGGTATTTTTTCATCATAAAGTTCATAAACGGCACCTTCGTTGAAGTCTAGAGCTCTACCTGAATCTACTCTAAAAACATCATACCCCTCATCTATAGCCTCAGCTAAATCTCTTCTTAGTATCGGTTCCATATAATTAGTAACAAACCCTTTTGAACCACCTCCTTCATCAAAAGGACTTCTTATAAGCTTGTCTGTTATTGGTCTTGCAGAAATAATTTTGTTAAATACTGTATCTTCTGGATTAGTGCTTTTGATAAATTGTAGATTTGCACTTGGGTTTTCTCTTAAAAATCCTAAAGTTGAAGGCACTTTACCTTTAGCTAAATCAGATTTTTTAATAATTCTTTCTGTAGATCTTGCAGGATTATAATATTGCTCTCTCAAAAACTTTTTGAAAGTTTCTTTAGCGCCTGGTTTCTGTACATCACTAAATTTGGGTAAGCCGAACTTGACACGCATATCGCCTATAGATTTTTGTAAAGTATCAATAGACTTTCTTATGTCTGTTTGTAAAGATTTTATATCGTTTTTAATTTTTGTTTTTTCGGCAGCATCATCTGTATTTTTCAAAGCTTTCTGTAAACTTTTTACTTTGGATTGCAAAATACCTGCTTGATAAACTTCAGCTCCATAATCTTTAATGAATCCAGTAGCATCCATCTTTGCTAAATCTTCTTTTGAAGCAAATTCTTCGCCTCTTTCTAATTTACCTTTTAACTCTTTAGCGTAGTCAGATTGAATCCTATGCAAATGATAAACTTTCTTACTTCCCAGAAGCCATTCAGGAGCACCTTCAATAGCTCCTAAACCTGGTAAAGTAACCTCTCCAAAGTCAATACCTGAATTGAAGTCGTAGTTATATTTAGAAATTTCATCAAAAGCTATGGATTTAGATTCGCCTGGAGTTTTATTACCACCCTGCCCATAGTGATAACCACCTCTAGGATTTACAACACTATTTGGATTTTTCATATCTGTATGTAAATGTAATCTTTGTGATCTATCGATAATTGAATTTCTAATACCTTGAATGTTGCTGTATTTATCTAGTCTGTTAGATACTAATTCAGGTCTAAAAGAGCTTTTTGCTTCTACAACTCCATATTTATTACCCTTAGATGCTAAGTAATCGTCAAAGTCATCAAGATTTATTTTACTTTGCCCACCACCAAATCTAGCTACAAAATTAGGATGCAGTTGATCAAACTCATCTAAAACTTCAAAGGATCTTAATTCTGCTTTATTGACACCCTCACCAGTTTGTAATTTTTTCAACAACTGAGCTATTTTCATATTAGGCTGATAATTAGTACCAACCTTATTTCTTATGGCTCTACGCATTTTAGAAACCGTAAGACCATCTTCTAACAAATCAGTAAAAGGTTTTTCAGTCAGATTGGTTATAACTTCTTCAGCAGATTTAACTGGAGTCTCTAATTTGGTTTCTGCTTTTGTTTGAATTTTTGTAGAAATTTTTTCCGCAGGTGGCGGTAATTCTTTAAGGGGGGCTGGTAATAGCTTTGTTTCTTCAGGCAAAAGCTTTCCAGCTTTTCTGGCTCTAAGGAACCTTAAAATAGGTACGAAACTAGCAAGACCTAACGCAGCTAAAGCACCATACCCAACAGCTCCTAAAGTATCGCCTTCTTGAACATTCTCTTTGGCTCTTGTAGAAAACTCGCCAACTTCATAAGCAGTAAGAACATCACCAACACCAGGCGACACACTAACCGCAATCTGATCTAAGATTGGGAGTTCTTCAAATTGTTTGTAAGCATCACGAACCTTACCCTCACCTATCAGTTCGGTTATTTGACTCGCTATTTCTGAACGAGAAGCCATTTACTCCTCTAAAGATCTAATACCTGATGGTCTTTGTATTGAATCAAGATAAGATCTTGCATTCTGATAAGTTGCCCCAGGCGCTAACTCTCGCAAATATGGAAAAAACATAAAAGTTGCTTCATTCATATCTTTTGAATTTGCTAATACTTCTTCAGCAATATCTAAAATTTCATTTCTAGTGGATGCTTTTGAAGCAACCAAGCCTGACATATTTCTCAGACCACCCAAAAATCTTTCTCGCAAAGCCTCAAGACCACTCTTAATTGGTGTCGGAGATCTGCCGTAAAGCAAAGGCCCAATACCTTCTGGCGGAACAACAACTTCTTCTGGCTCTATAACAGGCATATTTCTGTTAGGCGTACCAGTTACTACAGTCTCACCTAAGACACTTAGAATATTGTTATCTAAATCGGAACGCCCTCTAGCCATTACATTAATTCGTCTAGTTGTGCTTGAATTTGATTGTTTTGAGCCATTTGTGGTTGATTTGTTAGCATCTCAGGATTCTTTAAAGCTTGATCAGCCATTAATACTTCTTCCAAAGTTAATCCAAATTGACTTAAAAATTCATTTATTTCTTCCTCAGACATGCCAGCAGCTTTCATTTCTGCAATCATGTTGATAAGTTCTCCCATAGCTACTTTAGCTTCCTCCATATCTTGACTTGATAAAGTTTCTAATTCTTCGTTCATACCCATTTGTGGGTTCATCATCTCTTCCATATCTATACTCCGTAGTGAGCAGGCCCAAACAATTCTAGAGGAGAAGAGTTTATTAGAAGTCTGAACCTGCTACTTATGCCATACATGCACATAATATAACTCAAAAATAGAAATTGTTAAAATGATTGTTATTGTTTGTGTGTTTTATTGTGCTTGTACATACCTATGTGTATATACCCCATTTTGGGGGGTGCCGAGCCCAGGAATCCCGAGCTGGCCAGATTTCCCGACCCGAAAGAATCCTAAAAAAAAAGAGCCAAGCATTTCTGCTTGACTCTTCCAACTAGGGAGAATTGTTCTAGCTGTCTAAATCATTCTCCAATCTAGGGTTTTCAACTTGACCATTTATTATGGTGTTGCCTTCCCTTCTCATACCTTCTTCAGTCATGTTAACAACTCTTTGCATGTCGATAGTATCAAACTCAGCGTTAACAATATAAGGTGTGCCATTTATCACTAAGCTAAAAGCTTGGTACTCAACAAAATTACATTCAGCACCATTCTCTAACTCTACTTTTATTAATAGTTTTTTAACTCTCATAATGTCTCCTTAATTGATTAGTTAATAAGGTAAGCTTAACACGAGTAGATACTAAAAGTAAAATCTATTTGATAGTAATAAATTGTGGCGGAACCAAATACTTTTCTGTCCTAACCAAGTCATCAGCAAAGGCAATCTTTTCACGATACCAATTCAAAGACATTTCAGGTGAGACACTATCCCCTTCAACATTCGTTCCGACAATCAAACCATTACCGAAGAGGTTGTGTTTATCCAAGTGATCAAAAACAAACATGTAGTTTTTATCAATCAATAAACCTTCATCATCAATATAAATACAATCATTAGTCCCCCGAACCCGAACAGCATCAAAGGCACTACATCTTTTTACGTCAGTATGTAGATATTTGTAGATGTCTTTATAGTTAAGTTCTTTGTCTATTTCTATTGGGAAAATGCCCTTCAGATTACTGTCAATAATATATGCTTTCATTTGCTCTCCTTTTTCCTTTTAAGATATTTAATTGTTTTAGTTATGGTTGCTTCTTCATAATTTTTTAGAAGTTCGGCTTGGCACTCTTCAACAGTTAAACCTCTTTCTAAATTTAAAATGAATTCATCACACTCCTTAGGACTAGGTAATTCTTCAGGTAGTATGCTTTTGCCATTTTGATAATAGGAATAAGTAATACCACCTAATGATTGCTTTGTTTCATAACCCAAAGCTTCTACCATTTTTACCCAAGCGATAGTTTTATTTTGCTTTAGGTAAAATTTTCTTTTTAATGCTTCACTCATTTTTTTTCCCCTTCTTTTTTTCTTGCTTCTTCTATTACTCTTTTATTATTAGGATTGTAATCAACCAACAAATCTTCTATTACTTTGCTTTTGACTGCCATTCTCAATAGCATGTCTTGATAATCTTCTTTCATAATGCCTCCTTAGTTTTTGATTAAAGATAAATCTATTATAACAGATAGTTTACTAATTGTCAACACCCCTATTTTTAAGGGCCTTCATATCAAAAGAAAAAAATTCCACGCAATCCCAGGTGCAGATCCCAGCTGTTTTTATTGTGTACTCTGTAGTAGTTGGTAACTTCAGATCACACCTGGAAGAAAACCCGACACCCGACTCCGACTTCAGTCGCCCAATAAAGCGAAACCCCTAGCTAATCGACTAAGCTAAGGGTTTCTATTTTGGGACATTATGACCAAGAATAGCAAAGCTATTATTGATACATAAATACTACCTAAAGTTTACTATTTGTCAAGACTCTTCATTATACAATTTGCGTAGTAAAGCTTTCCAATCAGCATCTTGGTCATCAGGACTTTCGTAGTTAGAGTTGGTAAAGATTTCAGGTCGATACTTCGACTTTACTTTCTCCACACATTTGTCGCACACATACGCAACAAAGATACCACTCGCATCAAACAGCTCGTAGACATAATCTTCATTCCAATCGTATATGTGTCCTCCATCACAATTATCCAGTTCCCAATCATCATATTCATCAGTCATTATATTCTCCCGAATAGTTGATTAAGTTTCACTTATTATAACTAAGTGGTTACTAAATGTAAAGTAGGGCCTGGTGGATCACCATAGCCTCGGATCCTGGTTGTTTCTATATGTGTGTATATATAGTTGGTTAAAAAAAGAGAGCAACCCCGAAGGGTTGCCCGACCTCCGACTCCGACTAACTATTCGTCATAAGACCAATAATAAATATCTGAGTCTCCTTCATCTTCCCATTCTTCTTCTGCGACTTTGAAAGTTTCTTCGCCTAAGAATTTTACAAGACAGTCTTGCGAACAAACCAAATCATTACCATAGATAACGTAATACCCTTTACCCTGGTCCAGACGGTTTATTGTGTTACCGCATTCTTGACAATTTTGTAAATGAGCTTCTTCTTTTTTTTCTAGCATACCGACTCCGACTAAGCTCCAAAAATATCTACAAGTATTCTGATACTTCTATAAGCGTGTTCTTCTAGTTCTTCTGTCGGTATGTCATTAGGATTTTCAACACCATACCATTCGCTATAATGTTTTTCTTCCTTTTCCCCAATCAGATAACTTAGACTTCCTACGGCTTCTTTTACTTGTTCATTTTGGATTACTGTTTTAACCCCAAGATGAAAACCAACATCATATTCCACATCGTTCTCTGATTTAAGAACGCTATCTATAATTTCGTCAGTTAAGTTTTCTTTGGAATCTTCTAAAAGTTCTAAAATAGTTGATAGTTTCATAATGTATCTCCGCAAAGATTTAATTATAACATACATATTACTATTTGTAAAAAAACACTTTTGTCATCCAAATCAACAAATATTTCTGGAGCCACCTGGTCTATTGTTATTGTGTTTATATTTGGATTCAAATAAAGAGAGGGCAGTCCGAAAACTGCCCCCGATTATTCCGACTCCGACTAACCTAGCCAATAATCAACGATTACAACCAGAACAATTAAAGTAATAAGCATGACCTCCATTAAATTGCTCTTTTAATGTTATCAGTCAAATTAATATATCGTTCTGCGAAATAATCTATAACATATTCAAATTCATATATTGGCTTTTTGTAACTATCGCTTCCCCAATAACCTTCGACAACTTGCTCCCTAGTGTTTAACCAAATAACTGGCCCACCCCCAGCGAGTAAAATTATTACTCCAGTCACATTATTCCATTGGTCAATTACATATTCCCAACTGTAAGGCTCATAATAGTTTTTTTCTTCTGGTTCAGAAAATTGCATTCTACCGCTTGAACAATCATCAGCGTAACCGTCCACCATTTCTCGTAGTCTTATTTCACAATCTGTTAATTTTTCAACCATTCAAACGCCTCCTGGCTCTCGCCCTTTTATTTTTAATGTGGATTTTGGCTTGGCGTAATGAATTAAACTCCAGACCATCTATAAAAATACGGTAATGACCGTTCTCTTTTTTTTCGTACTCAAGACCATATCTTGTAAGTCTTTTTTCGAAGTGTTTAAGTTTTTCACTCATATCTTTTTCTCCGTTTATTAGTGAGCTTTTATGATAACTAAATGGTTACTATTTGTCAACATATTACAGAACAAATGTGTATTGATTCTGGTGGTAATTTCTACCTGGGTAAGTTCTGCGTGTGATCCTTATTGTGTACTTTAGATATTTCAAAGATAAAAAAAAGGGGAGCAAAAGCTCCCCCCGACTGCTCCCGACTTTAATCTTCTTCTACAAAAGTTTCAGATATTTTTAGCTCTTCTAGAAAGTTTTTAGTCAAACTTTCGTCTAAAACTTTTCGAAAAACTTCCGCAGATAATCTGTCAGGACAATTAATAGTAAATCTAATCATTTTTTCTCCACATAAGTTATGAATCCATTATGTCAGTTGATTTACTATTTGTCAACTATTTTTTTTTGCAAATTATTTGATCCAGACATGCTGATCTGGTGGATCAAGACCTGGGGATCTAAACTGGTGTGATATAATTGTGTTAATTAACTCCAGAAACTCCACCCGACAAGTCCCAACAGCAGTCCCGACATGTGAGCCGACTTTGTTGATCCTATTCAGTTGGGAAAAACTGCTTTTTTTACAGTAAGCGACCAAACGAGAGGGGTAATGCGATTTCCTTTTCTGATAGCAACGACTAAATATTTTTTATTATTTTTTGTAGATACTTATTGTAATCCTATAAATAGTGTCTATAATATACTGATAGTAAACAAATAATTAACGGAGAATGATATGTTTAGTATAGTAGAAGTAATAAGAAAAAGGGGGCAGAACTTAGATAAATCTTATGTTGTTGTCGATAATATAACCAAGCAGTCTGTTGAGAGTTTTAACCATAAATATCAAGCAGAAATGTTTATCACAAGACAGACTGACTACAGAGCAATAGGGGATAAATAATGAGCAGATGTCAATTATGTAAAAAAGCAGTTGATGAAAGATCAACACAAAACCAAGTAGGTTTTGAATTATGTCTTAGTTGTGCTTATAACTATTCAGATAAAGAACTTTTAAAAATCATGACGGAGGAAGAAGAATTATGAAAGCTACAAGAAAATATTACATTAGAGTAAGGGCAGAGTATGTTGGCTATTACGAAGTAGAAGCCAAAGATATTTCAGACGCAGAACATAAAGCAAGTGATCTATTGCACGAAGATATGAATGATCCAATTTATGGTTCTTTTGATTTTGAACAATATGATCCTAGAGATTCTTTGCCTTATAACGAAAGCAATAATCCCGATAAGTATCAAAGCATTCAATCAGATAACCAAGATTATTTTTCACAAGAGGAGGAATTATGAATAAAAAAGATTTTATAACAGATGTTTATGACAATCTGATGAAAAATACTCAATACAATCCTACAGATTTTTCAAAAATAAAAGAAGAATGTTGGTTCGATTGCGATAAAAATGAAATCTATATTGGCGACTTCATTTTAACAGTTAGAAAGGAAGAAGCATGAGTACAAAATTAAAAGAACTTAGTCATGATCTATCTTACTTAATAGATTATTTAGAAGAAAATAATTTGATTGGTTGCACTACTACAGCAGAAACAATGGCAATCGATTTGAAAAATAATTTTTGGAAAGACGAATGGGAAGCTGATTACGAAGATGAAGAAGGTCTTACAGAAAAGTTTTATGAAGATTTCCATACGCACTGCCCTGAGTATTTAC